TTAGAACTTATAAATGCTATGAAAGATTTAGACAATCAAATATCTGAAGGTGTACCATTGGAGTACAACACCATAGAAAAGATCAGGCATAGTTCTTGGATACTCAGTAAAGTTTTTAACTTTGCACAACCTAGATGCGAACATGGTCACACAAATCACTATAGTGACTACATATTTAGTGAAGATGTACCTAAAGAAAAGAAAGAGAAGGTGAACTAATGACTGACATGGAAGTAACTGAAATAAAGGAGATAGAAGTGACTAAAATAGAAAGAGAGGATAAAGATGAAAGGAGTTACTAACATGCATGGTAAATGGACAGTAGAAAACTTTGTTAAGCACGACAGAGAAAACCCAGAAGTGTACAAAATGTTTGAGCGTTTTGCTCTTGAAGCATCAAAGTACAAACAAAGGTACTCTGCAAAAAGTATTTTTCACCGAATCAGGTGGGAGACAATGATAAGTGAAAAAGATTCACAATACAAAATTGATGATGGTTGGATTTCTCATTATGCCAGAAAGTTTATGGGTAACCATCCAGAATTGGGAACATTTTTTGAAACACGAGTAAGAGAGGATACTTATCATACTACTCAATGGACTAATGAATTAACAAAGAGAGAGGAGAATAAAGATGACTAAACTAGAAAATATGGTTGAGTCAATGCACGCCCAAATTGAATGTTTAAAATCTCGTGTATTAATATTAGAGCAGCAATTAATAGAACAAGCTAAAAGGGGGAGAGACAATGAGTGAGGCATTATATTTTCCTGGATATTTCTTTGTTGTGTTTTTTATTGTGAGTTTAGTTATATGCTACAGATCAGCAGCAGCTAGAGGTAAAGAACATTACGACAAAAAGAAAAAGGATAAATCCAATGAATAAAGTTATTGATTTTATTACTGGGTTAGACATTGAGGAAGGGCAAAGTCTCAGACGAGACTGCCCTGACTGCTATAGTAAAAACACTTTAGGTATAACAAAAGAAGAAGGATGGTTACTCTATCATTGCTACAAATTACGCTGCAATGTGAAGGGTTCTTTTCGTACAGGTATGACTGCCAACGAAGTTAAAAAAAAATTGGCTGCCTACTCTCATATCGATCCGTGGTCATCCAAAAACTTAATGGAGCTACCTGAGTATGTCGTAAAGCCTACCAACCAACACACATTATTGTGGGACTTTGTTGAGCGTTGGGGGCTACACAATACGGAGCTACTGTATGACGTTAAGGATAAGCGTGCCGTCTTTCCGATCAGAGAGAATGGTAGGTTCACAGACGCAACAGGTAGGGCTTTGGATGGTGCAATACCTAAATGGTACAGATACACAGGTATATCCCCTGTTTACCAGGTCTGTCGTGGCGAACCAAATGGATTTGTAGTGCTAGTCGAAGACGCAATCAGTGCAAACACTATATGTAGTGTGTGTCCTAATGTCACAGGTATGGCTATATTAGGTACGTCCTTGTCCGTGAAACATATGGAATACATACAAGATTTTGTATGCATCATCGTAGCACTCGACCCAGATGCAGCACACAAGACCTTGGAATACAAACGAGAGATAGCGTCTTGGACTGGCAGACACACTATTGCTATGCGCTTGCAAGACGATATAAAGTATAAACTAGAGGAAGACATTATTAAACTGAAAGGATTAACAACGTGAAAGATTTAAAGAGGAGTAGCCCACTAACACTGGCGGTAGAACACTATAGGAAGTCACCTAAGTTTCGTAGTTTAGCAATTAAGACACAAAAAGATTACTTTGATCAGCAGACTAAGATCTGTGATACTGTAGTTCAAAACAATGTAAAGCTAGGCGATATAACTATCGGTAGGCTTTCTCTAAAGCATGTATCAAATGCGTATGAGCAGTGGCTGCAAGTAGGAACACGAACAGCTAACATGAGGATCAGTGCATTATCTGTCGTTATAAAGTACGCTATGCAGAATGAGGTTATAGATAAGAACGCTACGTTAGGTGTATCTCGTAAGAAAGATGCTACCCGAAATGTATTGTGGTCTAAGTCAGACATAAAGAAGTTCTTAGATGTAGCGTATGGGGACTTTAACTATCGAAGTATCGCTTTGATATGTCACATGGCGTATGACTTTGGGCAGCGCATCGGGGATATGCGCTTACTAAAATGGGATAGCATTAGCTTTGATGAGAATAGGTTAGATATTAAACAATCTAAACGAGGGGCTGAGGTTCACTTACCTATATCTGATACCTTAATTAAAATGTTGCAACAACAGAAGGATGACTTTGGATTCCAAGATTATGTATGTCCTAGACCAAATCCTGGAAGAGGTAAGACATACACACCTTACTCAATGCAAGAGATTAGTTACCTCGTTAGTGACATAAAGAAACAAGCTAATTTATGTGCTAGTCTATACGCTATGGACTTACGCAGAACCGCCATCACAGAAATGGTTGAGGCTGGGGTAGATTTGGCTGGAGTTATGCAAGTATCTGGGCATCAGAATCCGCAATCAGTCAAACCTTACTTAGTAAATACATTTAGTGGAGCATCACAGGCATTAGCTAAAAGAAACGAAAATAACTAAGTGAGGGTTCTTAGGGTAGCAGTAAAGAATCCTCCTAGAAGGTACGCTGCGTGTGTCGGTTTAGTACAATCGGGACGCTGGGGTGCAGTTAAGGAGGTTTGGAATGTAGGAGGGTCAAGGCCAACAAAGTGGTACTACTGGCCTTTTCCTATGAGCTACTTTAATTGGGACAGAAATGGGGCATATATAGGCAGGAGAAGAAAGAGAGCATGACAGAATTATCACTATTAAAGACTCTGATGGACAGAGAGTTCTATGAATTACATAAAGGTATAAGATGTCCAGATAAAATATTTACGAAAGATGTGCGTAAAGTTAAGCAAATCCTAGATTACGCAATGGAAACGTATGACCAAGGAATATCACTCGCTGATCTAGAAGCTCTATTTTACGCTACAAATAAAACATTGACGACCAGTAACAAAGAGCAGTTCCAAAAGATATTTAGAAAGATAGCGAATAGCAGCACACTAAATAATGAAGTAGCTAATGAAGTTATCTCCCGAATGTTTCAACAAGTAGTCGGGGAAGAGGTCGCTAACATAGGGTTTGACTACGTCAATGGAACGCAAAACAGTTTGGAACCCTTGCGTAGAATTGTAGAGAACTACCAAGATGATTTTACGCCTAACTTAAAGGTGGAGTTTGAAGATATGAGTATAGATACACTACTAAAAGCTAATGAAACTGAGACACAATGGAAGTTTAACATACCTACGCTCAGACGTAATGTCGAAGGCATCAGTGGGGGTCACTTCGTTATTGTCGGAGCGAGACCAAATACAGGAAAGACCAGCTTCCACGCTTCTATTATAGCCTCTCCTCACGGCTTTGCTGATCAAGGTGCAAAGTGTGTCATTTTATGTAACGAAGAAGCAGCTAATAGGGTAGGTTCAAGGTACTTATCTTCAGCTACAACGATGACGCTAGAGGAAATTAAAGGTAACTACGCTAAGGCTGCTCTGCGCTACGATAAAGTCAATGCTAACATCCACATTAAGGATTCAACCGGTAAAGATTTGGCGTGGGTAGAAGCGGTAGTTAAGTCAACTAAGCCAGACATACTGATACTTGATATGGGCGATAAGTTTGCGCCACGTACCAGTGATAAGTCTGATGTTTATCTTAGAGATGCTACAATACACGCCAGGAACATAGCGAAAGAATATAATTGTGCAGTCTTTTGGTTGTCACAACTGAGTGCGGCAGCAGAAGGTCTAGCTATGCCTGACCAATCTATGTTGGAAGGTAGTAAGACAGGTAAAGCTGCAGAAGCTGACCTGATGATACTTATAGGTAAGACTAAGGTAACAGAAGGCAATGAGATGGATGACACGGAACGTCATCTTAATATAGCTAAAAACAAATTAAAGGGTGGCTTTCATGGTCGCATCACTTGCCAGTTGGCAGGAGACATAGCCCAGTATACAGCTTAAGAAAGGAGATACGAGATGCAACAAGTTATGTTAGTTGAAAAGTATAATGCAGAAAGATGGCATGATAGGTGTGGAGAGTACGTAACTGCAGTGTTTTTTAGGAGAGCGTTTAAAAATAAAAAAATGTTATTAAAATATCTGCAAGAAAATATATATGAAGATGAATATATAGATGTTGTAGTAGACTTTGTAGAGATATTTGATGAAGATGAAGAAAATTTATTAAAAGAAAAAGGACTACATAACTTAATAAAAGATAAATATTTTGTTCGTACTGAAGGAATTAAACCAAAATACAAAACATTAAAACCTTACCTTAAACACAATTTTAGCCTAGAAAAAGATAGTTATAATTTAATTACTATAGATTGTTGTTTGAGATACTTATATTTAAAAGAACCAGAAAAAGATTTTGAAGAGAAAGATGCCGAAGAATTTATGGAGAACTGCAAAAAAGATCTTAGTGTATGTGCAGAAGTTCTTAATGCTTTAGAAGAAGACTATTGTGAATGGGATTTAGGAGACGATTAATGAGATTTTTTAAGAATGAAGATGAAGTTGATTGCTATGTATGTCGTGGACGAGGCATTATATATGAAGTTGAGTCTTATCCAGCAGATCCAGATAATGTTAGTGTCAATGCTGAAACATGTTATTCTTGCTTAGGTGCAGGATATGTAAAGAAGAATAGATGAGAATAGTATTAGATGTAGAGAACACAGTAACGAAACGTAATGGCAAGACACATATGGACCCCTTTGAGCCTACAAACTTTCTTGTTCAGGTAGGCACTAAGGATGTAGATAGCAATGAACGACACCTGCTAACCTTTGATCACTTAGAGTATAGTGACCGCACTGGGG